AAATTACGTGTTTTAATTTGTTGTCAATATTTTAGAAATTATACGGGGTCTGAAATCTCCAATTATGAACTCGCTAAAGGATTAAAGGAAATTGGGTGTGACGTAACTGTGGTTTCAACACAGGTTGGCGATCCAGTAGAAACAAAAGCAAAAAAAGCTGGAATTAATGTATATCAAATTTCAAATGCACCAAATTATCAAGTAACACCAGACAGTAAACTTCAATTTGTTAAAAATCATGCAGAGTTTGATATCTTACATATTAATCATAAACCAATTGGTGAAATGATACTTCAAATGTATCCAAATACACCAGCAGTAATGCATATTCGTAGTGAAGTGATACCAAAATTTGAAGAACCTATAATTCATCCAATGATTAAGCGATATATCAGTATTAGGGACTCTATTACTGAATATATAAAAACATTTGGAATACATAAAGATAGAATTATACATATTGATAACCCGTTTGATACAAATAGATTTAATACGAATTACACTCCAACAACAAATGAAAAAGAAGTTGTATTATTTATAGGAACGTTAGATCATCTTAGAAAAAATATTCTTTTTGATTTAAAAAATATTACAAAAGAAAACAATCAACAGCTATGGATAATTGGTGCTGATAATAGTGGATATGCGAATGAGTTATTAGATGATCATGTTCAATATTTAGGAATTAAGCCAAATGTGGAAGATTATATAAAGAAATGTGATTATACTGCTGGAATATTTAAAGGCAGAACCACAATTGAAGGATTTTTATGTGGAAAACCAAGTTGGATTTATAAAGTTGATAAAAATGGTAATATTTTAAGTAAAGAATTAACACAAGTTCCTGATAATTTGGAAAAATATAAAAACAGTTTTTCAGCGGAAAAAGTATTTATGTTATATGATGATATAATTAATGAAACTTGGTTTTAATGAAAAGAAAAAAATTTGATAAAAAAAGAACTATAAAGAAAAAAATTGAATTAAAACAAGATGCTGAATTTTTCAGTACATCTAAAGGAATTCATAGAGAAAAAAAAATGAATAGTAATGCAACTGAAAGATTAAAGAAAAGAGTATATGGTGATGATTCCAAAAAGAAAACTAAAGTAAATGGTAAATTTATAAATATTGTTACTAATAAAACAATTGTTGATTATGATGTTGTTATTATTATACCAACAAAAGATAGATATGAATATTTATGTAATATTTTAAATAAAATATTTTATCAAAAAACAAAATATAGTTTTAAAATTATCGTACTGAATGATCATTCCGATGACATTAGATATGAAAGAATTCCAGAAAAATATTCCAATATTATATATTTATTAAATGATAGTAATAATAGTAAATATAAATATTGGATTACAATTAATAAATTATTGGCAGAAGCAAATAAATATTTATTTAGATATTTAATACAAATTGATGATGATTTTGATTTGAATGATAGGTTTATTGATGGTGTAGTTAATGAATATATAACTGCAAAGAATAACGATAATAGGGTTATATCGGTTCATTTCAATAATAATCATATTGAAAAAAAACGTTGGGGGTGTGGTGAATCGTGGGTTGATGGTGGTGGTTTATATGATTATAATTTTCTATATAACATCAATTTTAAAATTGATGAAATATCACTAAAAAGATGGAATATAAAAAAAACAATTAGTAGTGGTGTTTGGCAACAAATATCTAAAAAGATAAATAAAATGGGATTTTTAGTACATAAACCAAATAAACCATTAATTAAAGAAATATTATGTGAAACACAAATGCAAAAAACATGAAAACATTAAATGATTTTTTTTCTAAAATCTATTGCATAAATTTAGATAGTAGACCTGATAAATATAAATTATGTTTAGAAGAATTTAATAAAATTAATATTGAAGTTGAAAGAGTTCCCGGAATTGATGGAAAAAAATATTTTAAACCGGGGATGAATAGAAATGCAGGGTGTTATGGTTTATTACAAACAAAATTAAAAATATATAATGATGCAATAAAAAATAATTACGATAATATATTGATTTTAGAGGATGATATAACGTTTGTGAATAAGTTTAATCAAAAATTTTTTGAAAAAATTGATAAATTACCTGATGATTGGGATATGTTATATATTGGTGGTAATAATATATTTGCTAAGGGTAACTATACAGCAATAACAGGAAATGTTAATTTTAATATAAATAAGGAAAATTATAAAAAATTAAATTATGAATTAGTAAAAACAACATGGACACAAACTACACATGCAATTGGAATTAATAAAAAATTTATTAATCCATTATTATCATTTATTAAAAAAAATCCTCAGATACCTAATGATATGGGACATCCATATTTACAACAAAGAGGTTATAATGCATATGTATTTATGCCAAGTTTAGCATTACAAAGACCAAGTTTTAGTGATATTGAAAATAAATTTATTGATTATAATAAAGATTCTCGTTGGGCATTTTAAAAGAAATTATTGTATCAAACTATTCTTTTAGTGGTGAAAAATAATATGAATTTAATTCTTAGAAATTAGAATAAAATATGAAAACACTCGGTAATATAAAACAATGGTTTATGGATAAGGGGGATTACACACATAGACTTAATTATAAATTAGATAAAAATTCTATTGTGTTTGATTTAGGTGGATATAAGGGATATTTTGTAGAACAAATTAACAATAAATATGGTTCAAAAATATATTGTTATGAACCAATAAATAATTTTGCTGAAGCTATAAAAAATAAATTTATTGTAAATGATAATATATCAGTATTTCCATTAGCTGTATCTAATAAAGAAAAAATAGAAATAATTTATATTAATAAAGATTCATCAAGTGTTCATCGGAAGACGGGTACTCCAATAGAGATTAATTGCATTACTTTAAATAAGGCAATGCAAGACAATAATATTAATATGATAGATTTAATTAAAATAAATATTGAAGGTGATGAATATCCTTTATTAGAGGATATGATTCAAAAGAATTTACATTTAAAATGTAAAAACATTCAAGTTCAATTTCATAAATTTGTTGAAAATTATGAATTAAAATATAATTATATACAAAATGAATTAAAAAAAACACATCATTTAACATATCGTTATCCATTTGTGTGGGAAAATTGGGAATTAAATATATAAAATATAGAAATAATTCATTAATTATGATAATAACAAAATTACAAGGTGGTTTAGGAAATCAGTTATTTCAATGGGCAGTAACTAGAAGTATTTCTTATGATTTAAATGTTGATTATTATTTTGATTTAACATATTTTAAATCAAATATAAAAAAAAGCGTTACAAAACGAGAATTTGAATTAAAATATTTTGACAAAATTTATGTTAATGAGTTAAATGGTTTGAATAATTTAAAACATATTAAAGATGATTACAAAATAAAAAATATCCAAGATAATTCGTATCTTGATGGATATTGGCAATCAGAAAAATATTTTAAACATAATGATAAAATAATAAAAAATGATTTAGCAATTAACAATAATTTAAAAAGATATATTTATAATAAATATAAATTTTTAAATTATAATACAATATCTATACATGTTAGAAGAGGTGATTATTTAAAATTAAGTAAAAAACACCCCCCTCAAAGTAAAGTTTATTATGAAAATGCTTATGATTATATACCTAATCATACTAATATGAACGTTGTTATTTTATCAGATGATATTAATTGGTGTAAAGATAATTTTAAATTTAGTAATATGTATTTCATTGAAAATGAGAGCAATATTATTGATTTATATATAATGTCATTATCAAATCATAATATAATTTCAAATTCAACATTTAGTTGGTGGGGTAGTTGGTTAAATAATAATAAAGATAAAATTGTAATAGCACCAAATAAATGGTTTGGTGATAATTTTAATCATAATGCCGATAATATAATTTGTGAAAATTGGATAATGATATGAAAAAAATACCAATAATTATTTCAAGTATGGGACGTTCTGGTTCAACATTATTATTTGATGTTTTGAAAAATTATAGAAGTAATAATGAATTTATTATATTACACGATAAATTAAATTTAAAAAACAATTTTTTATATAAAACACATAGTTTTTCTGAAGATATGCCTAAAAATTGTAATTGTAAAGTTTTATATTTATTTTCAAATCCATATAATGTTGTAATATCAGCACATAAAAATACGAATCTAAAGATGCATTATAAACACATGAATGGATTTTGGGGAATGAGAAATCAATGGCATATTTTTGATTCATTAAGATTAGAAGATAATTTTGATTCATGGTATAAAAAACAGAATTTTGAACTATTAACAATTAAATATGAATGTTTATATGAAAATATAAATATCATTGAAGATTTTATTGGTGAAAAATTAATTTTCCCTGAAATAAAAAAAAGAAAGACTAATTGGAAAAACCATGAATTTAAAAATGATATTGAAAAAACATATGGTAATTTATTTAAAAAAATAAATAATGCAAATAACATTAAAATATGGTGAATATTTCAACAAATAATGTTGCAATTGTAATGTGTATTTGGAATCGACCTGAACGATTGAGAAAAACGCTTGAAATGTTATCAATGCAAAAAAATAAGGATTTTATTTTATGTTTGTGGAATAATAATAATAATCTAAATACATTTGTTGATAATATGTGTACTGAATTTTCTGAAGATTTAATAATAAAGATAAAACATTCTTATAATAATATTGGTGGTATTGGTAGATTTTATTTTGCAAGGGAAATAATGAATGAATATGATAAAATATTATTTATTGATGATGATCAAGATTTTAATGATGAAATGGTTAATTATTTTTTAAATCAATATGATTTTGATGCGGTGAAATCAAGATGGTCGTTTATTTTTGGTAATAAATATACTAGTAGGGAAAGAATTTTTGATTATAATATTAATGTTAAATATTGTGGTACTGGTGGAATGATCTTACCAAGTAAGATATTTGGATTTGACAAAATATTTGAAATTCCAGAAAAATATAAATATATTGAAGATTTGTGGTTATCATATGTTGTAACACATTATTTAAAAATGAAATTACAATCCATTGGCGATTCTGATAAATTTATTTGGCAGATACCTGATGGAAAAGATCAATCAACACCACAAAAGATTCTTTATAAGAATGAATTTTTAAATTATTTAAGGACTATTGGTAATTGGAAAATATGAAACATATTAAACAATTTGGTTTACAAAGAAGTGGCAGTAATTTTTTTTATTGGTTAAATAATAAAAACACGAAAAATGTTAAAATTTATCGTGAAGGAAAACATGATAACCCCAATAATTTTATAATGTATAGGGAATTTTCAAAAGAAAATATTATATATGTGTTCCATGTTAGAAATATTATATCTTGGATATATGAATATAAAAATTATAGAGGTGGAGAAACAAAGGAATTGATAAATAAGTGGAATGAATATAATACGATTGCATTAGATTTTATTTACAAAAACAATGGATTTATTATTAAACATGAAGACTTAATTGAAAACCCCACACATTTATTACATAATTTATCAAAAAAATATAAAATAGAATTAAATGATGAAATCATAATAACAAAAAAAGAAATGAATAGGGAAGGAAGTACAACAAATAAAAATTTTAATGCTGATTTTTATAAAAATCGTGAATATATTAAAATTTTTACTGATGATGAAATTAAATTAATAAAAGAGAATGTTAATGAAAACATTTTAGAAAAGTTAAAATATAAAATATGAATGTCCTTTTGGTGATGGTAAAAGTGTCGATAAAATAGTTAATATTATAAAAAAATTATAAAATATAAATTAATTATCTTGCAAAGATAATAGAAAACAACTATTTTTGAGTATTGATTGAAATATATATTTTAACTATTAAAAATAATCTATAATGAAAATTGCCAACATCATTTATGAAGATGAATTAGTAAACCATGATGAAATTGATTATGTTAATTATCACCGAATAACAGAAGAATCACCAAAAGAAGATGTAAAAAAAATTGATTTATCATTACCAACACTCATCGTGGGATGGAAATTTTTAAAGAAAAGGTTTCCCAACATTACAGCAAATATTTTAGACCATAAGATATTTGATAAGAAATTGTATTGGGAATTCTCATTTAGTGAAAATAAATCATCTCATGTAAATGGTGTGCAGAATTTTGTAGATAATATCCCCAATTTTTATTATTCAAGTCAATATGAATATATAAATTTAGATCCGATTTTTTTTAATATAAGGGACAATAGTGAACTTTTTGATATTCTACCTAAAGAAATGGATAGTATTTATTTTTATAAACAAAGAATGTTATATATTTTATCAAATAAGAAAATATATGGTCTTGATATTGAAATGTATAATTTTTTTAAATTTAATATACAGGGAATGATAAACAAAATTCATGATTTAACGAAACATTCTTATATTGATGATTCGGAAGGTAAATATCATAAAGAATACTATAAACAATTTCCTGAATTTTCCTACCTTAAAAGATATCTTGTAGTTATTTTGTCAAAATGATTGTTTTCCAGTATTTATTATAAAATCACAATAATTAAAAAGGAAAATAATTATGGACAATTCAAAAGAAAAAGCACTTAATGATTTTGTTGATGGTTCTTATGAAAATGAAGAACAAAAAAAACAAAAGAAAGAAGTATTAAAAAGCAGAGGTGAATTGGTTGAGAAAATTGACCGTAAGTTAGTAACCGAAGATGGTCGTCAATTATTAAGAGAACATCACTAAGATTATTAATAATACTTGATATCAATGGATAACAAAAATGAAAAAAAATCTCTCAAGGAACACCTTGAGAAAATTAAATATTATACAAATTATAGGATAAGTGAAACACCTAAATATAAACCTGTAATTGATGATGATATGGAATTTGATGAAGTTCCATCTACAGATAATAATTATATGACTCAAGGTGGTTTTCCTTCACCGAATCCCGGTGGTACTGATGCATATCTTGAAGAGCAGGGTGAAGGTGATGAGAATAATGACGATAAAATTCCAGCACCTGAAGGTCCGAAAGAACCAGCAGAACCCTCAAATGCAAGACAACCAGATCAGGAAGATGTTCCTGAACCAGAGGATGAAGAAGAACCTGAAGGTGAAGTAATGGATAAACCTGAACAACCAGAAGTTCCAGAAACAGAACCTGAACAACCTGAAGATGAATCAGATGAAGGTGTTGATAAAATTCAGAATGATATTATTCAGCATAATATTGAAGCTATGAAAAGTATTCAATCAAAATTAGAGGATTTAGAAAATATAAATAGTAGATTGAATTCACAGCTTGATAATTTAAATGCAAAAGTTAAAGAAGTGGAAGAACCAACTGATGCTGAAAAATTAATGCAAAAAAAAGAAGAATCATATCCCTATTATTTTAATTTAAATGATTTCTGGAAAAATAATTGGTTGGATCAGAAAGAATCTGAACAGGGTGGTATTAAAAAATTACCAGATGGTACATATATAGCAGATTTTGATGATCTGCCAAAACATAATGATATGGACATTGATGATAGTTTTAATTCAATAGTTTAATTAAAAAAATTAATATTCAATTATGAAAGTTTTTGATAAATCTGGTAGTAAAGAAAGATTATTTGAGGTAATGTATAAAGTTAACCCCCTTAATGAAGAAATTTTACCTAAAAAGACAAAGAATGAGATAATCTATAAATTTGTTCAGTTTTGCTATGATTATTTAGATATGGAAGAAAAACCAGAAAATATTGAAATTTCATATAATCCAACTGAAGCTGCTGAAATGAGGTCATTTGGTAAACATACACCAGCAGATGGTATAATTAGAATTGTAGCAACAAATAGAAATTTAGCAGATATATTAAGAACATTAGCACATGAAATTGTACATCGTAAGCAAATGCAAGATGAAAAATTATTTATGGGTGCGGGTGCTGATGGTACTGAAATTGAAAATGAAGCAAATGCACAAGCAGCAATAATAATGAGAAAATTTGGTAGAGATAATCCAATAATATTTGAATAAAATATAAAAAAATGAATATAAAAGGTAAAGCAGGTTCAAAAGAAAGACTCTTTGAAATGATGCAAGGAGTTAATAGAACTAAATTAAATGAAAATTACTGGAAAGATGAACTTAATGAGACATTAAATTATGCATATGAAAAATTAAAATCAGGTGCATTGAAGATTGGTCAAGGTGGTTCAAATAGTGCTGTTTTACAAACAGTTGGTGATACATCATATATTGGAATTAATGGTTATGATGATGAAGGTAATAGATATAATTTTAATTTTAGAATTGAAGGAACTGAAGGTGGTCAAGATGGTGAAGTAACGGTACAAAATGTTGTATTAGAAAAATTTTATCATGAAGACCCAAATGGTCGAAAAGTTTTTGATGTTAATGAAGATGATCTCACTGAATTTAATAAACAACATGGTAGTGAACTTTATGATGTAATTGAGAAATATATTGATACAGAACCAGAAGGTAATGAGGAACTTGGTGAAACAATAGAGAAAAAGAAAGAATCTGATCCATATGGTGGTTCAAGTCAAGATTATCAAGATAGTATGGGTTATGGTGATGAAAAGCCAGTTAATCCTAATTTAAGAACAAAAGCACCTGAATTAGAAAAATTTGTTAAAGAAGAAGATGATGAACCCAAAAAATGGGGAGAAGAAGGTAAATTTAAGGATTTTGATGGTGTTATGAAGTTTGTTACAAATGATGAATTAGATGAAAATGAGGAAGAAAATGGAGAAGCTATTTTAAAACAAAATTATTCATCATTAATGAGAGATTTGGATTTTAGAAAATTAATATCCGCATATGAAAGTATTTTAAAATTAAAAAATACTGAAATTAGACAATCAGACGTAATTGACAAAACATTGGCTGGTTTGAGAGATAGTATTGTTACATATTTGCAGAATGTGAAGGGATTGAATGTTACTGATATGGATGTTCAAAATTTCTTTGAAAATCTATTAAAGAGACATAATAGTATAATGAATGAAAATAATGAAATTGACACTGAAGAAAATGGTGAAGATGATGTACCTGCATTAGATGTTAATGATGTTGATAGTGATGGTGATAAATTAGAAGGTGGTTTAGGTGATGATGGTGATATGATGCAATATGATCCACAGGAAGTTTTAAAAGGTGTTGAAGTTGAAATGGAACATACTAAAGACCCGAAAATTGCTCTTGAAATTGCAATGGATCATTTAGAAGAATTATCAGATTATTATACACGTCTTGAAAAAATGGAAAATCAAGGCGAAAAGGATTTAAATAGTCTTAATAGTGAAGAAAATGATTCAGAAAATGAAATAGAGATTGATGATGATGTGCCGGATGAATTAAAATCACATGTTGATGATATAAAAACTGCAGATAAGGAATTGGAAGATACATTGCTTGGATATGGTACGGAAACACCTAATACTACTGATAGTGATGATAATGAAAAATTTAATAGATTAAGTTCTAAATCAGTAGATTCATTATCAGATGATGAATTAAATGAACTTATGGAACTTTGGGAAAAATATGAGTCATAAAAAAAGATTATTTGAAATATATAATAGAATAAATAATCTACAACTTAATGAAGATGCATTTGATCAATTTGAATCAGAGCAAATGATTGAATTAAAAGAAGATATTGTTGCTGATATTGAAAGATATTTTGAAATTGAATCAAATGATAAAATGTTTAGACATGGTATTCCAACTGAATTTAATATCAGAATTCAAAATGAAAATGTTGAATTTAATTTAAAAGACGATAATGGATTTAAATTAAAAGATTCAATACCGGAAAAGAATGAATACGATGCGATATACATTGGTGATTTAGGATTAATTAATGATGAATTAGAAAGAGTTGGTGTTAAAGCTGAATTGACAATACCGATTATAGTTGAATTAGAAAAACAGAAAAGAAATAATGAAATTAATTTTAATGTAAAAATTTGGGTAACTACTGATGAAGTTAAAATTAATTTTATTTCAGAGTAAAATTATTAATATTATTTTTAATTAAGAATATAAAACTCCTTTATGTCAAAGGGGTTTTTTCATTTTTTAGTATTTATAAAAAAAACATAATGACTATATTTAGATCATATTTTTCGAAAAACAATACGTTAATTGATAGTGTTTTAGCTAATAATTCACAAAATCCAGTTACTGAAATAACATATGGTACAGTTAATCAGCAAGTAAGTAGATTTATTTTTGATATTGATTTTAGTCAATTACATCAAAGAATACAAGAGAATAATATAAATCCTCAAACAATAACTAAACATACATTGCATTTAACTAATACGATTAGCAATGCGTCTGAATATATTGGAAAAAGATCATATAGTCTTGATATAGAAAGGGCAACAAGTTTTAAACTTGATTTGTTTAATGTTTCCGAGGATTGGAATGAAGGTTCTGGATATGATTTTCTATTTAAAGACACAGTAGATTCTAATAGACACGCATCTAACTGGTTTTACAGAAAATCTAACACTCCTTGGACTTATAACGGTGGATCATATTTAAGTGGTGTCACTAATATATTAGGAAGTCAGGAATTTGAAAATGGTAGTGAAGATATTGAAATTGATGTTACTGATTATATCAATGGAAGATTACATAATCAGGGAATTACTGGTTTAACTGGATATACTGGTACAACTTATGGTCTCGGAATTAAATTCCCGGATGAATTAGAAGAGCTTGAGACAATATATCGTCAATCAGTTGGGTTTCATACAAAAAATACACATACATTTTATGAGCCATATATAGAAACAACAATTGATAATGAAATTGTCGATGATAGAAATTATTTTTATTTAAATAAGGACAATAATTTATATTTATATACTAATTTAGGTAATAATACTGAAGATATTACTGTTAATAGTGTAGAGATTTATGATTATAATGATGAATTATATGATGTAATCAGTGGTAATTCAATTACCCGTGTTAAAAAGGGTGTATATAAAATAGTATTAAATATTGATTCAGATGATTATCTAGATGCTGTATTATTCAGAGATGTATGGAATTTGACAATAAATAATAAAGAAAAAATTTATGAAGATCAGTTTTATTTAATATCAGATGATAATTATTATAGATTTAATTCCTCAAATCAAATAAATTTTGATAATTATTCGTTTTATTTTTGGGGTATTAATCAGAAAGAAAATATTGTTGCTGGAGATATTCGAAAAATTCGTTTAACAATTAAAGAATTATATCCAGATCAAAATAATTTTATACCATTAGACGTTGAGTATAGGGTATATACAACTGTTGGAGAAAAATATGAAATAGATGTTATTCCATTTACTTCTGTAAATAGGACAAGTAAAGGATATGAAATTGATCTTGATACATCGTGGTTAATACCACAGGATTATTATCTGCAGTTGAGAATGAAAGATGGTACATATTATAAAAATAAAGAAAGTGTTAGATTTAGTATAGTTTCAAATGGAATAAAAAAAATTTAGAAAAAGACTTGTAATATTAATTAATTAGTTATATTTTTGTATAGAGATAAAATTAAGAGTGTATAATAAACACAAATTTGTAAATCGTAAAAATAAATTGTAAATTTAAAATTAAAATGTAAGAAAAATGGCAACAAATGATTATTTAGAAAAGTTAAAACAACAAGTTAATCAGTATCAAACTGAAGAGAAAAAGAACACAAAAAAAGGCGGTAAATCAAGAGAAGATATTTTAGCAAAATATTTTGTCCCTCGAAAGGATCACGAAGTATTTAGAATTTTACCCCCTGATGACCCAAATTCATTGAAGACAATGCATGAAGCATATTTTCATGAAGTTGAGACTAATTTACCTAATGGTAAGAAAAAATATGGTACTAAGATTTACTGTCCTGCTCATAATAATCCTATGATTCCGAAAAAGGATGAAAATGGTGAAATTATTAGAGAAGCAGATGGGTCACCAGTATTAGTTCCCGAACCATGTCCTTTGTGTGAAAAATCTAAAGAGATTTTAAAGAAGCAAGATAATTCTCTTAAAGGTAAAAAAAGAGAAAATCTTACAGAAGATGAAAAACAAATATGGGATAATAATAAGGAAATTTTTAAGGAAGCGAAGAAGTGGGAAGCTAAAAAATTCTATATTGTTAAAGGAATTGATAAAGGTAACCAAAAAGATGGCGTTAAGTTCTGGAGATTTAAGAAGAATTTCAAAAATCAAGGTACATTTGATAAAATAATGCCAGCAATTAACCAATTTATGGAAACTTATCAAAAACCATATTTTGATTTAGAAGAGGGTTGTGATTTATCAATTACAATGACCGATGCCGAAATGCCTAATGGTAGACAATATAGAACAATATCGGCTATTATTCCGAAACCACCATCAAAACTTCACGAAGATAGTTTAGTTGCTCAACAATGGGCAAATGATAAAACTACGTGGAGAGACGTATTTAAGCCTAAATCTGCACCGAATATTACACCATATGAATTTCTTCAGATGTTGGTAGAAGGAAACGATCCTTATTGGGATGATACTGATTCAAATAATAAGAAGTGGGTATTTCCGGGTCGTCCAGATTTAGAGGAAAAAGCAAATAACCGTTCAACAAATCTCGATGCTGATGCTCCAAGCAATAATTTTAAACAAGCATCTGATATTGCAGATGATGGTGTAACAATAAAAAATGTTACAAAATCAGATGTAGGTAATTTTAATGATGCGGGTGTTCCAAATTCTACTGATGTTGGAAGCGGTTTAGAGTCTAATGAATCTAATGAGTCTAATGAAAAGAGTGATAATGAAGGTAATGATGTAAATGCCGAATCGAAACCTTCAAATAAGGAAGAAACTGATGAAAATGAATCAGATGGCTCAGAAAATTCATCTGATGGTGACTATTATGATGATTTACCATTTTAATAATTTATCGTTTTAATTAAATTTTAACTGAAAAGAAAAGGGGGTAAGTCTCCCTTTTCTTTTATAAAGAATTAATACATATGGCAAAAAAAGAAACTGTACCAACAAATCAAAAAACAAGAAAACCAACACCAAAGAAGAAATTTTCTTTGGAGGATTATAAAAAGAAAAAGGGAAGTGAAGATGTACCACAAAAACCATTAAAATGGTTAAAGTTATCACCTGCACTTCAAAAAGCGACAGGATTACCGGGTTTTCCAATGGGTTATGTGTCACTTGCTCGTGGTTTTACTAATACTGGCAAATCAACCGCAATTACTGAAGGAGTGGTGGCTGCACAAAAAGCAGGTGCATTACCGATAATGATTAATACCGAAGGTAATACTAATGAGAATAGATTAAAATTAATGGGTTTTGATGAAAATTTACCACATATTTTTGTTGATAATGATTATTTATTGGAAAATTTTGGTAAAAAACAAGACGCAAAAAGAAGTGAAGCATCTATTGAAGATTTAGCAGAATGTATAAAAGATTTTTTACATGACCAAGAAAAAGGTGATTTACCGTATGATATTGTATTTTTCATTGATTCAATCGGTACATTAGATTGTGTTCGATCAATTAATGCGCAGGAAAAAAATACAAGTGACAATAATATGTGGAATGCAGGAGCATATGAAAAATCATTTAAATATCTATTAAATAATACAATTCCAAATAGTAGAAAAGAAGGTAAACCATATACAAATAGTTTAATTGCAGTTCAAAAAATTTGGATTGATAATTTAGGTGCTGGTGTTGTGAAGCATAAAGGTGGTGAAGCAATATTTTATGGATCAAGACTGGTATATCATTTTGGTGGTGTTGCTGCACATTCTACATCTGTTGTTAAAGCAACAAGTAAAAAACGTGAAGTAGCATATGCTGTTGATACTAAAGTAAGTGTTGCAAAGAATCATATTGATGGTGATCTTGGTGGTATATCACTTGAAGGTAAAATAATGTCAACACCACATGGGTTTATCTTTGCTGAAGATTTAGATAATTATAAAAAAGAGAATATAATATACTTTAGAAATATTCTTGATGATGATACTATTACGGCAGATGCAATTACCGATGAATATGAAACTAATAAAGCTGCTGATACCGATGCAGGTATAAATTATGATGATTTTGTTAAAAAGGATTAATGAAAATTAGAACATTATTAGTAGATTCTTCTTATCTCTTAAAGAGATCATTTAATGGAGCTAAAGAGACCTATACCGATAGTTTCGGACATATCGGTGGTCTCTACAGCTTTCTTACAACACTTCGTAAATTAATAAAAACATATAAAACAAATAAAGTTGTTTTAATGTGGGATGGAGAAAATGGTGGTGTTGAAAGATATAATATAGATGAAAATTATAAGGGAAACAGAAAAAATAAATCATGGAATGAAATGATTGAAATGAGCGAATATGAAATTCGTAAAGAAATTGAGAAAGAAGAATCCATATTAAAACAAAGAAAGAGAATACAATTATATGCAGAGGAATTATTTTTAAGACAGGTGGAGGTCGATGAAGTTGAAGGTGATGATTTAATTGCTGCATATTGCCAACAATATCATAATAAGGAAGATATTTATTTATTTACAAATGATAGAGATTTTTCACAATTACTTGATTTAGATATTACAATATTATTTAGTAATATTGATACTCCAATAACAAAATCTAACTTTATTCATTATTTTAATTATCATCATTCTAATGCATTAACTGTTAAAATTATTTGTGGTGATGTTTCTGATAATATTAAAGGAGTTAAAGGAATTAAAGAAAAAAAATTATTAGAACACTTTCCTGAATTATTTTATAAACATATGTCGGTTAGGAATATATGTAAACGTGCTGATGAAATTAACCAACAACGAAAAGCAGAGAAAAAGAAACCATTTAAAGCATTGGAAAACTTATTAAATAGTATTGAAAGATTAAAAACTAATTATAAGTTAATGAATTTAAAAGAACCAATATTAACTAATCAAGCAATTGAAGAATTAGAACAATTAGAGATGCCATTATCTCCAGAAGATAGAGGCAGTAAAAATTTATATAAAATGATGGTGGAAGATGGGTTTTTAACAGTATATAAAAGTACATTTGTTAATTATGTTGAACCATTTTATTCTGTTATTATGAATGAAAAACAAATACTTAAAGAATATTATAATAATAATGAAAAAAATTTATAAAAAATCTTTTCTTATAAGTACATTATTACTATATTTGCTTTAAATATAAACCCTTTAAATATAAAAAAAGATGAACGAAAAAAATTATAACAATCAATTTAAATTTTCACTATATCAAGAGGATGTAGTTTTATGTGAGAAAATATTTAGTGCTGATGATTTCAATCCTTTTACACGCTATTCTATTGATATAAGAGGTATGTTACCACAAGCAATCACTAAATTACAAAAAGTATTATCAAAAAAGAGTTATGATGTTGAATTAGATTGTGGAAATGATGTTAATTATAATTTCTTTAGATATACTCAGGATTTAATTAATAAATATCCTAAAAGGTGGCAAAAGGGTATGAGATATAACCCCCCTGTTGTGAAGCACGAAATTGAAAATAGAACAATTAAAGGAGTTGAATGTAAAATTGGTTTATATATCAATGATAATCCAATTGTTGAGAGAGTTTTTTATGTAGATGGCTTTAATCCGGTTTCAAGATATTCGGTTGATGTATTATATGAAGTTACTGATATTGCTGATGAAATATATGAAAATATTAAAGAAGTTGATGTAAGAAATATGTGGGATGATTATGATTTAATTAATAAGAGAGGGTTATCAATAAATCAAATTAGAGAACTGAGTAGTCATAGAAGAGAAAATTTACTTCGAAGTTTACTTTAAGAAATATTAGTTTATTTAGTACGTTTTATTGAATAGTTAAATCATAGACTTAAACAATTATAATGAATAATGAATCAAATAATAATATATCGACATATTTAGGTCCTAATTTCCAACAAAAATTAATATGGCAATTACTTGTTGAACCAGAATTTGCAAAAAATGTATTACCTAACATAGCAGTTGAATATTTCGATGATCCACATATAAAGCGTCTTTTTATTATCATGCTTGAATATTATAATGAGCATGAAAAAGTACCTAATTTGCAAAATGGTAGTATCGATGATGCTATCTATAAATATAAATCACCGACAAATGAAGTTGAAGGTGATGTTTTAACTAACAAAGTCGACCAAATTAGGTCATGGAATGAGAGAATCATAAATAAAAATCAGCTATATGATGGTGAAGTTGTTAGGAATGATACGATAAATTTTATTAAACAACAAGAATATAGAAAACTTGCTGAATACATATTTAAAAAAATTAAAACTGGTGAAATAAAAACAACAGCATTTAATTTTGAGGTTGAGGAAAAAATAAATAAAATATTTCATATTGGTGATGATGAAGATTATGGTACTGATGTTATTGATAATATTGAAGATGCATTAAGTGAAGAATTTAGACAAACAATACCAACGGGTATTGAAGCAATTGATGCTGTTACAGGTAATGGTCTTGGAAAAGGTGAGATTGGGTTAGTTCTTGCACCTTCCGGTATCGGCAAAACAACAATATTAACAAAAATTGCTAATAGTGCGGTAAATACTGGAAATAAAGTTCTTCAAATTATTTTCGAAGATACTGTAAAGCAAGTACAGAGGAAACATTTTGCAATTTGGTCTAACATTAAATTATCACAATTTGATGATAATAAGGAAATAATTAGAGAAAGATCGTTAAAGGAATATAATAAAGCCAAAGAAAAGGGTGGTAAAGTAGATATTGTTAGATTTAGTCAGGAAGATACTACGATATATGAGATAAAGAATTGGATTGCAAGGCAGGAGAAGAAATTTGGTTATAAATATGATGTAATTGTTTTAGATTATCTTGATTGTGTTGAACCGAATAAAAAAGAAAAAGAATTATTATCTGCTGAATTATCAGTAATTAAGTCATTTGAAGCATTAGCAGCAGATTATGATATTCCTTGTTGGTCTGCAATTCAAACAAATAGAACCGGATTTAATGTTCAATTTGTTGAAGCGGAGAATACTGGCGGTAACATAAAAAGAGTTCAAAAATCTCATTTTGTTATGTCCATCGCTAAACCAGAAAAATCGGATAATTCAAATTTAGCTAATATTAAAGTATTAAAAGCTAGATTTGCTCATGATGGACATGAATTTAAAGATTGTATATTTAACAATGATTCGTTAGAAATCAGAGTCACAGATAAAAAATATTTAAAAGGATTGGATGTAAAAAAATATGATGATAGTGATTTAAATAAAAGTAACGAAAAAGCGAAAAATTTAGCAGAAGCACAATATCATGAAAAAATTAGCGAATCAACATATAATGATAGCCAAACAGTTGGTGAAATTAAATCTAATTTAAGTTTAAATGATGGTGTGCTTGATAATAAATCGATAAGTAGTGGAACAACAAGTAATAAATTAGGTGAAGATGATGAAAAGGTTGAAGTACCAAATAACGCTAATACCGTAGAAAATTTTAATAATGAGTCGGAAAATTCAGAAGAAAAAAGTAAGAAGGAATCCGATATTAATCCAGATGAATTTTTCAATCAATGTGCATCTGAATCTAATGAAAACAATAATCAATTGGATTTTTTAAAGAAAAAACGTGATGAACAGGGGGATATACAAAAAAAATGAAAAAAAAATATAAAAATTTGTAACATTTTGAATTTTTATTCGTATTTATTATCACGACAAACATCAAATAAGAAAAAAAATATAATTTTTTATAAAAAAAACTTGTTAAAGTAAAATATTTGAATTATATTTGTAAAATAAATAAAACGTTCTTTTGACATAAAGAAAATTAAACGGGGAGGTATGCGAAATGGCATATTCAAAAATATAATCGCATTCCTCACTTACTGTGAGAACTGATGATATTTACAGTAATATAATGGTATAGCATTTAGTGTTGAAAACTAAAGATTGTAGGTTCGATTCCTACCCTCCCCACTATAAAGGGAAACTGTTTGTTAATACAGCAATAATTAGATCAGTCGGTTAGATCACAAGACAGTAAATCTTGAAGGCGATGGTTCAAGTCCATCATTATTAAACATTCACTTAA